ATTTTGTATCACCTCCTCCTATGAGTATAATGGCTTATTTTTATAAATACGACAGTTCTACTGGAGCAGGTGACCCTGATGGCTGGGTTATATGTGACGGAATAAAACGCACAGTAACAGATGGACGTTTTGCTATTGTAGCACCCTTATTAAATACTATTATGGGTACTAATAATAACACATCGAACTCAATAACACCGCCAGATTTAAGAAATCGTTTTTTATTAGGAAGTAATGCAACTGGTGCGAATATAGGAACTACTGGAGGTTCTACTACAGTTACATTAACAACTGATAATATGCCTTCTCATAGTCATACGGTTAATGATCCTGGACATAGTCATCAAATACCACAATTCAATGTTGGTGGTCATGTATCGCATATGGGCACAGTTTACAATGATCATATGCGTGGAACTGGTGGTAATGGTACTGTAGGTGCTCATACAGGCATAAGTATTGGTGACACAGGAGGAGGACAATCTTTCAATATTTTACCGCCTTTTATGTATATAAATTACATTATGAAATATTAAATTATTTACCATTTTGTTTTTTTGACAGTAATTTTTGGACCCTGACCTCTCTTCTTAATATTATTCGGATCATATTTTTCATCTTCATCATCTGAACCCATATTTTTTGACAATTCCCAGAATTCTTTTGAACCCAATTTAAAATCGTTATGACTATCTGCTTTATACCAAAATACCTGGTCCTGAAGTTTATTTGATTTAGCATTATTGTTTATCACTAAACACTCATAATTTTCAGTACACTGATCCATAACCTGACAAAAAGATTCAAATGTAGGAAACATACCAGCATAATTATCAAAAATTCTACGACGATTTGCTATGTACGGTTCTCTTAAAATAAAAACATAATCTATGTTTGTTCTCAACGATGGAGGTATACCTAATGGATACTGCATAGTAATTATTAACATTATCTTCCAATGACGACCATTCATAAACAAAAGACGCATCATTTTATCTCTCGTCCAGGTATTATCATATAAACAATCATATAATATAGCAAATGTTCTCGGGTCTATTGTACTACGCTTAAATGATTCCATTTCTTTCTTTATTTGTTTTAAAATTGTTTTTTGCCTTTTCAATATGTTCTCTACTATTGCTGTATTATATTCATTATGAATAAACAATTTAGGAACCATTCTTCCATAAAAACAGTTACCTTCTTCTGTTCCTGATATAACACTACCTACTGGAATATCCTGATGATAATATAACAAATCCTTTACTAAAAAACTTTTACCAGTATCACGACGTCCTATTAATACAATAACAGGACCTTTATTTTCATTAGGCTTAAAACTAATGCTTTTCATATCAAATTTTCTTAAATCTAATGACATTTTGAATATTATAAATGTTATGGATTATTATTCGAATTCTGATTGTCCAGGAAATGGTTGTACTTGGAAAAATGCATCAGAAGCAAAAATACATTTATCCTATGTAGCAAATGTAATAAATACACTGAACCCTGATATTGTGAATTTTTGTGAAATAGAAGGATGCGATGAATTATATTATTTATTAGACAAAAATGTATCAAATGATTTTCTACCATATTTGAAGTCAGGAACAGATTATTCTACTGGACAAAACGTAGGAATACTCACTAAAATTGATCCAATTATCTCTCTATATAGAACGGAATTTCGTGCATCCTATCCTATGAAAAATTCTAATTGTGGATATAATGGTGCAAATCAAACAACTGGTGTAAGTAAACATTATATAACTGAATATAAAGTAGACAATATGTTATTAGCAATGATTAGTGCTCATCTTATTGCATTTCCAACCGATTCTACGAGATGTGCAGAGAGAGAAGCACAGTCATCCGTATTACAAAAAATTATACAAGACTATATTACAAAAAATTACGAAATAATTGTATTAGGCGATTTCAATGATTTTGATGAAAATGTAGATGACTTAAATAACAATATACCAACATCGCAAGTGTTAGATATATTGAAAGGTAAATTGATAGAAACACAGGAAAACATATATCAATTATATAGTGTTGCAAATCTTATAGAAAAAAATATGAGATACACGGATTGGTATGATAAAAATAATGATTGTATATCAGAAACATCCGAATTTTCTATGATAGATCATATATTAGTAACAAAAAATATATACAATAAAATAACAAATGCCTTTATGTATCATGGATATAAAGAATATTGTGGAAAATACAATTCGGATCATTATCCAATAGTAATTGATATAGATCTTTCAAAAAATTAATATTTTTATACTCATTTACTAATTCTAATTAGTCATTTTTATAAATTTTTCCACCTTTATAGTAATTACCAACGGGATACCTACATAAAAATAACTTCCTTCGCATTGTAAAATATAAACCCATCTCATTACTATTATAATATCAGTAAAGACATAAATATATAATTGTTATGAATTTTCAGAAAAATTGAAGTAAAGAAATAATATGTTATTTTATTATATAAGAAAACATATTGTAGGATGGAAAAAATAGAAACCGATAATCAAAAAGAAGATATAATCAAAGCAAATGCTTCACTAGAAAAACCATCTGAACAAATTGTGGCAAAAACTTTAAAACAAAAAAAAGAAGAATTCGAACAAATCGTAAAATATTATTTAGAAAGTAATCCACATATTGTCACTGGTCGTAAATCAAACGAATTGGAAATACGTTTTGGTACAAACACAAAATTATCCCGTTATATCACTAAAATCGATTATGATAATGTAGTAAAACAATTATACGCATATGGTTTTAAACCTCAGGTCGAAAATGGTATACAAATATTAAGAATTGCGTGTGAATACACAGATATTCGTACAGGAAAGGTAAAGATGTCGAATATTCGTGCAGAATTAGTAGGCACTGATATTATTCAAGAATATTGTCGTACAAATAGTATTCAGCGTATTATTGATATGCCATCTACTGTATTCAATAAATTGAAATTCACACAAAAAACCACTGCTGTTGATAAATCTGGTGCATTTATTCAAAAACTAGATATGGACGATTACAATTTTCGCGTTTCTTTTCAGACAGAACAAGACTATAATATTCAATCTAATGTTGCTAGAAATATTATTTCTAGATGGGAAGACTCTAAAAAAATGTTTCGTAGTATGAATCGCGTTCGTTTTTATCATCCAGAATATCCTATATTTGCTGATCTAAGTATTGTAAAAATGTCAAAAAAAACAAATAAAATAGTAATGCCGGAATATACGGTACAGGAAGCAGGTGTTTTCAACAATATTGAAAACTATGAAATCGAATTGGAAATTGATAATTCTAGAGTAGGAACTGGTTCTGGTTTTGATAATATTAATAAATTAATGGATTCTATTCGTAAATGTATTAGAATTGTATTAGGTGGATTACAAGGTACTAAATATCCAATTTCGTATGTAGAAAGGGATACAATATTACAATCATATATGCGTTTGATACATGGTGAAAAATACGAAAAGCCTATACGTGTTTATCCAAGTGATTTTATTGGACCTTCATCTAATACTTTGCAAATAGAAAATATACAACCAATAAAAGAAGGTACAACCATAAACACAATTTTAAAAAATTATACAGTAACTGATAAAGCAGATGGAGAGAGAAAACTTCTGTATATATCAGAAGATGGTAAAATATATATGATTGATACAAATATGAATGTTATTTTTACGGGTGTCAAAACCAATGAAAAGACTATTTTTGATAGTTTATTAGATGGTGAACATATTAAAAACGACAAAAACGATAATTTGATTAATCTATATGCAGCTTTTGATGTTTATTTTATTAATAAAAAATCAGTACGAGAATTTGCATTTTTACAAACATCGTCTGAGGAAGAACCTGCTACAAAGTTTCGTCTAGGTCTTTTACAAAAACTAATATCATTGATTAAACCTATTTCTATCATGGAATACGCAAAAAAAGAAAAAAGCGAGGTTTCAGATGCTACAACAAAACAATTAGTGGATTTTTCAATACGTTGTAAAAACTTTTATTACGATACTCCTAATATTTCCATATTTGATTGCTGTTCAAAAATATTAACAAATGAAAAAGATGGATTATTTGAATACAATACAGATGGATTGATTTTTACACCTGCTGATTTAGCAGTTGGTGCAAGTCAAGTCGGTGCTTTACCAAGTGGTCTAAGCAAATCTACTTGGGAAAAATCATTCAAATGGAAACCTCCTCAGTTCAATACGATCGATTTTCTTGTAACTGTCAAAAAAGACAAAACAGGAAAGGATGAAGTTCATTATATATTTGAGGAAGGTAATAATTTACAAGGTAATCAAAATGTTGTACAATATAAAACACTTATATTACGTTGTGGTTTTGATGAACGTAAACATGGATTTATCAATCCTTGTCAAGACATTATAGAAGATAAATTACCTAATCCGAAAGATATCGACAATGAAGAAACGTATAAACCAGTACCATTTCAGCCAACAGATCCATATGATCCAAATGCATGTTATTGTGATATCACTTTGAAACAAGACGGATCAAGATTATTTATGACAACTGAAGAAGGTGATTATTTTGAAGAAGATATGATCATAGAGTTCAAATATGTTATGGAAAATGAAAAAACAAGACGTTGGGTGCCAATACGTGTTCGATATGATAAAACTAGTGAATTACGTGCTGGATTGAAAAATTATGGTAATGCTTATCATGTTGCAAATAGTAATTGGTATTCTATTCACCATCCAATTACAGAAGAAATGATTTCAACCGGTCAAAATATACCAGATTTTGTTGTAAATGAGGATATATATTATAATCGTAATCTCAAAACAGATGAATCTAATACAATCGCATTACGTAATTTCCACAATTTATTCGTAAAAAATAAATTGATAACTGGTGTAGCGAATCGTGGCGATACTTTGATTGATTATGCTGTAGGAAAAGCGGGTGATTTATCCAAATGGATTGGATCTAAATTGTCTTTTGTATACGGTATAGATATTGCAAAAGACAATATTGAAAATCAATTGGATGGTGCATGTACACGTTATTTGAAGGAACGTCGAAAATATGGCGATTCTATGCCTAGAGCAATATTTGTAAATGGTAATAGTGGGTTGAATATTCGTGATGGAAAAGCAATATATACTGAAAAAGAAAAACAAATATCTAATGCCATTTTCGGAAAAGGTGCAAAAGATCCTACTATATTAGGAAAAGGTGTATATAAATCTTTCGGTGTAGGTGCATCTGGTTTCAATATAAGTTCTTGTCAATTTGCTATTCATTATTTCTTTGAAAATAAAACAACAATGCATGAATTTTTGCGCAATATTGCGGAATGTACTAAGATCAATGGGTATTTTATTGGTACTTGTTATGATGGTAAGGAAGTATTTGAAAAACTTCGTAAATACAAGAAAGGGGAAAGTTGGACGATATTCAAGAGTGATAGTAAAATATTTGAAATGACGAAAATGTATGATGAAACCGGATTTCCAGATACAGACATGTCATTAGGATATGCGATCAATGTTTTCCAAGAAAGTATTAATTTAGCATTCCGAGAATTTTTAGTAAATTTCGAATATTTAATACAAGTAATGGAAGATTATGGTTTTGTTTTATTACAAAATGAAGAATTACAAAAGATTGGATTACCAAGTTCAACAGGACTTTTTAGAGAATTGTATTCTAATATGGAGAATGAAATTAAGCGAAACAAACAAAGTGGTGTTAATTATAAAAAAGCCATGGAAATGACTATCGAAGAAAAACAAATATCATTTTTGAATCGTTATTTTATATTCCGTAAAGTACGTGAAGTAGATGCTAAAAAAATGGCACAAGTTATTTTAAAACAAGAAGAATTTATTGATAACAATCGTGAAGAAGTAATAAAAGAAATTGAAGAAAATTTGAAAAAAACAGAAGTAATTGAAGTAGAAAAATTATCAAAACCAAAATTAGTTATAAAAATGCCCAAAAAAACAACAGTAAAAAAACCAACAAATATTGAACAACCAATATTAGATGAAAAAATAATTGAACCTGCTGGAGAAATGGTTGAAGTAAGTAAAATAATTCCAACTGGTCAACCATTCAAATTGAAAATACGCGCACCTACAACCACTAAAAAATAAATATTTCTTCTAATGTATCAAAACAATATAAATATATTTTTTTATAATTTATTAAGTATAAAAAAATTATAAATGACATATTATGTATTACCCAAATCGTCACCATTATTATATAAATATATTGTTTGTCTAGAAACAGATATCTCTCCAACGCCAATCATTTCCAATTCATTATCCGAGTATTTGTATGAAACGAAAAAAAAACTCGACGAAAGAGAAAAAGAATGGGATATATTTAAAAAGTATACAAATCCATATGAATATATTCATACACCTATTCCTTTCAAAAAAAAATGCATATCAAAATGTAAACCATTATCTAGATCTTATTTTAAAATGATTGAAATAATTAATACATTCAATTTGCATTTTGATTCTAAACCTATCAATTCATTTCATTTGGCAGAAGGACCTGGAGGATTTATTGAAGCTATGGTTGGATTACGGAAATGTCCTCATGATCTTTACATAGGAATGACAATTGTTGATGATAATCAAGATCCAAATATTCCTGGATGGAAAAAAACTGAATCTTTTTTACGTCAAAATAAAAATGTATATATTGAAACTGGTTCAGATAAAACTGGAAATATATTATCACTCGATAATTTTGTATATTGTAAAGATAAATATGCTTCAACTATGGAATTAATTACAGGTGATGGCGGGTTTGATTTTTCAATGGATTTCAATAATCAAGAAATTCATATTGCAAAATTATTATTTGGTCAGATCGCATACGCAGTAACTATGCAAAAAAGAGGTGGATCATTTATTTTAAAAATTTTCGACTGTTTTATGCAACATACAGTTGATTTATTATATATTTTATCATCATTCTATGAGAAAGTATATATTATAAAGCCAAATACAAGCCGATATGCAAATTCAGAAAGATATATAGTATGTAAGGATTTTATATTTTCATCATGTGAAAAATTTTATCCATTTATTTACAAAGCTTTTGATAAAATGCATTCAATTGATAATGAACTATATATACGCCGATTTATAAATATTCCACTATCTTATTGTTTTACAAGTAAACTCGAAGAGTATAATGCTATTATTGGGCAACAACAAATAGAAATCATTCATTATACTATTTCTTTGATTGAAAATAAACATAAACAAGAAAAAATTGACAGTTTAATTAGAATAAATATACAAAAATGTATACAATGGTGTGTAAAGTACAATATTCCTTATAATCCAATAATAATAAATACAAATATATTTATTAATCAATCATTTGCTGATTCTATAGAAGATATTGAATTTGAAGTTTAAATTATCATCTTATTGATGTTTCACTGCATGTTCTCATTTCACCTGTTTTAGTAAATTTTGGATATTGTTGTAATGGATATCCTTTTTTATCTTTCAATGTATACGCGTTTGTATATATATTTTCAGACACTCCATATGATAATGCATCTGCTACTCCATTACCATATACAGAACCTATTGATGCTGCAGATGTCTGAATTGTATTATATTTATTACGTAATGTAACTTCACTAGATGATACACCACCCTGAGTTGCAAATTGAGGATTACTAGGTTTATAATATATTTGTACAAATGCTGGAGTTAATAATGGGGTTGAAGTTGAATAAAACACTTGTGGTGTAGATACATTCTGATTTGTTGGATAATTTCCAGATTCAAAACCTATAGCATTTTCAAATAAACCATCGTTCAATATTACAAAACTAGGTGTAATTGCTGATGACGTAATAGTCCATGTTGTGCCAAATGGTTTTTCAAATTTATTTGGTGAATAAATAGTAGTATCCGCTGGGAAAGCTTGTAGTTCAATAGAATTTTTTACTACATTATATGCTATCGATAATAAAAATATAGATATATGCGAATCCAAAGATATTATATAATGTTCATTTGAAGCCATTGTTTTGTGTAATATATTGTTTACATCTTCAACACGATATGATCCTGGAGGTATAGTAACTGTATAAAATAAATTATCAATCCATTTATATTGAAATGACATTTCAATATCAGTCTTATACATTTTACAATGATTTATACCATTAGATGAATATAGATTATCTTTTGATAAACTGTCTCCAGGTTTTGCAGATGAATTACCTTGTCTAATGTAATTGTATTGATTTTTCTCAAATGCTATATTTCTACTTATCAAATATTGTTTAGTATTAGTATGATAAGTATCGTTATTTTTTGAAATATCAAACTGTCGTTTTATCATTCCACTACTACGTACACGTCTTAATGCATTTTTAGTATCAGACAAAAATGGTATACATGTACCAGGACGTTTACATGAATTATTTGGAAATGTATCATCTATCGTATTGACTAAACCATTTTGATTTACGGCGTCTGAATTTATAATAGAACCTCCTGGTTGGTCAAATACATCAATACTTGATGAGACACGATCATTACATTTTGAAGTATCGATATTAGCAGCTATTTCACGACGATGTATCTTCAAAGGTCTAGCACTCATTATATTACGATTATTCAATACTATATTTTTATTGATTTTTCCGTTTTTTATTATACTTGAAGTTATTTGATTTAACGTTTGTCCTTTCCATGATACTATTGGATATGGAAAAGTATTTAAATATGGAATAGGTTTCATTAACTCGTACATATTTATATATATATATACTTTGGAAATTATTATTATATAAAAAACCATAATAAAAATAAATTATTTCAATTATATAGGTATGATAGTTACATTAGATTTATCAAATTTTACATTATCTAATATGTATTTTTTAGAAACCAAAAAAAATATAATAATGGACGGAAATTTTACAAAATTAATATTTTCAAATGAATTTTTTATAATGAATGGTATATATATATTATTTCCTATAGATCATAATGGTTCTGAAAAAATAATGAATAAAACACAGATTCGATTTAATCCTTATCAACAATACAATCAAATACTTATCAATGAATTCATGAAATTAGAAAAATCCATTCTAGAATATTACAAACAAATACGTTCATGTAATTGTAAAATAGTTCCATTATTACATAAACAAATGATGATCGGTTTTATGAAAACTAATAAAGAGTATAAAAACCAATTTTTAATAAATGAAAATAATAAAAATATATTATATGTTCTAAAAATATCTGGTATATGGGAAACTCATGATGAGATTGGGTTGACTTATAAATTATTTGAAGTTAATAATAATCATTTATAATGTGTTCTCGATTGATAAAAAATTGAATATATTTTTATCAATAAATTTTATTTTATCAAAATAAAATGGCTAATCGTAATACTAAGCATAATCAAGTTAAATTTTGTAAATTTTGTAAAGATTCTGGTAAAAATGAAACTATATATACATCACATAATGTAAAAGATAAAAATGGTAATGTTTGTTGTCCAATTCTCATGACAACATTATGTAATAACTGTGGTAATTTTGGGCATACTTTGAAATTTTGTAAATCAATCAAAGTAATAAATCAAAAAAATACAAATAAAAATTATATTCAAAAACCTACAAATATTCGTGTTGAAATTAAAAATAAAAATGAAAATCGTTTTACTGCGTTCGAAAATGATGATAATGATGATGATGATAAAAATGAGATTCCTGTTGTCAAAGAAGAAGTATTTGTACCTAGGCGTAGAATAGAAAACTGGGCTGATTATTGTTCAGATACAGATGATGACTAATTATATATTTATATATTACATGGTTTTTTTTACATACGAACCATCTTCATTACTCCTCGTCGTTTTGGAATACTAAATATCATTTTGTTGTTATTAACAAAAGGTACTAGTCCACTTCTTAAATCATGAACTTTATTATCTTTAATATCTGGTATAATTTCAGTTGAAAATTTTATTATATTGATATCACTATAAATATTATCTATTTTTTCTATTGTATATTTTAAATCACGGATAGATTGTATTCCTTCTTTTGTATTAGCCATTGCACGATCATATTCTTTACGATTAACTATTCGAAATAAACCATCTTTCATTTGAAATACATTTTTATCCATTAATGGATAAAATTGACTTCTATCTATAATAAGATTTGCAGCTAATACCCGTTTTTGTAATAAGTTATCTTCGTATCCCCATGTCCATAAATTAGGGAAACCTAATATTTTTTCAAAATCTGAACCTTTAATAGATACAATACCTCCTAATGCGAACTCATATCCATAGAAATGTTTGACTACTCCATTTACTGTTTCATAATTGAAAAAATTTTTTGTATATGGCATTGTATCAATGTCGTTGAATACAAATGTTATGTTTTTATAATCATTCGGATATTTTTCTTTAATTGCCAAGAATCCAATATTTTTTGTTGCTCCTCGATTAAAATCTCTCGAGTCCATTTGATGTGAAAAATATATCTCATAATCGGATTTTGGAATATCTGACATTACTGTTCTCATATGATTCATAAAAAAATCTTTCTGTTGTTCTCTATCACGATATGGTACTATAAAAACTATTTTAGGAACTACGTTTGTACATTCTACCACTGCTTGCACTGGCTCTATTGATAATTGCAAAGGTTCTTGTACAGGTTCTTGTACAGGTTCTTGTACAGGTTCTTGTACAGGTTCTTGTACAGGTTCTTGTACAGGTTCTTGTATAATCATAGTTATATTTTCATTATATTCTTCCATAAAAATATATATAGTAAAAATATTATATTTTTCGATATTTATCTAAATACTGCGAGTTTGTAAATACCAAAATTATAATTGTACACCTATAAAAAAATATATATTTTAGAATAAATGATACTATTATGAATATTTTTCTAAAATAGCTTTTGGTAAGAAACTATCTTTATTCAATTCTAATTTTTTAAAACATTTATTTATTGTTACTTCACTTACACCACATATCATTTTTATATCTTGTTTTGAAATATTTAATTGACAATTATAAGCTATAAAATAAATAATACCAGCTGCAATAGCATGTGGAATATTATCAGTTATCATATTATTTTGTTCAACCTTATTTGCAATAAATTTAGATAACATTGTTAATTCCTGATTGAAATTCAGACGACTACAATAACGTTCAATGAATAAACTTGGTAAAGTAACGCATAAATCTGCTTGATTTGTCGAATCTACGTTTCTTTCTATATTATGTAATATATTTACTGCCATAGAACACCCATTTGTCGCACTTGTTTTATCTAATTTGAATATTTCAGCAATTTCATGAGCTGTTCTAGGACAGCCATTCAATCGACAAGATATATATATAGATGCTGCTTTTATGCCGTCACGATTCATTCCACGAAACATCTTTTGTTCAGATATATCTTTATGTATACTCATTGCATCATCAATAAATATTCTTGGAATACCTGCATTTTGTGCCATAATCGTTATAAATTGAAATTCATCATATAATGATTTTTCTTTATGAGGCATGGATTGCCATTCTGTCCATTTACGTATTTTTTTCATTTCATATGATGATTTTGTATTTGATAGTACTTTACACCCAAATGATGATTCCATTAGTAATGGATTAATAGGATTTCCACATCTTGTTGGATCATTTGCATTTTTATCATCTGTATTATAAAAGCGCCATTCCGGTGAATAATCTAAAACGTCTCTATCCATAACACTGCACTTTATATTTGTACATGTGGGAAATCCATCATCCATTATCATCAATCTTGAATTACATAATTTACATAATTCTTGTTCTTCTTTACACATTTTTTCATATATACATTCAATATTTTCATTATCACTGTTTATTTTTTTTTCTAAATGTTTTTTATCGTTATCAAATATTTCCCAGAGTTTTGATTTATTTAATTCCGATAATTCCTTCTTTTTTTTTATTGTTTTATTTGTTTTTATAGTTTTACAAACTTCTAATGCACAATCACTATCGATAGGAATAGACTCTATATCTTTTTTTATCATTGAAACTACATTTTCACCACAATTATTTTTTGTGGATTTAACACGTATTTTTATTTTCTCACCAGAGAATTTCATAATTTATAATAAATAACATAATTATTTTATTACAAATCAATTTTTTGAATTATAATATTTTTCTTTCTATTTTTTCAAACATTTCTGGATTATATACTAAATTACCAGTTGGTTTGTAATCTTTTACAGATGTATATTGCTTACCTGGTTTTTGTAAATTATTATTTTTATCATTCAATAATTTATTATTTGGATCATTATCTGATTCATCGTCTTCTTGTTTTTTAATTATATTTCCCTTCTCATCTAAAACAATACCTGTCTTCTTTTTGATTTCATTGCGTACATATGATGGGACCCAATTATTCCATGATACAAAAAGAGTATTTGGATGCATATATCTAACATAAAATCCATTTTCTTCTAATTTTACTACTAAATATGCTATACATTCACCTTGGTCATATATAGGTTCTCCAAAAATATATTCTGGAACTAAAAACCAAATGTGTTTATCATTTCTCTTATTTCTTGCAGTTGTAGTTATTCTTTTATGAACTCTATTTAATATTTTGTTAAAAATAGCTAACTGTTTCAAATCTCTTTGTTGAGATTTATCATATAATTCATCAATATTTACTTTTCCTCTGGTTTCTTCATCGTTAACGTATAGAAAAATAGACATTATATTATATATAAATAAAAATATAAATATTTTTTAACTATATTTTTATATGGAATCCAATAATATAAATAATATTATTACAGATCCTTCATTTGGTATTTTTATTCAACCATGTATTAAAAATAAAGAAAATACTATTCGACATATAGTAATATCTGGCGGTGGTTTATCAGGATTTACATTTTATGGTGCAATACGTGAGTTATCACAAAAAAATTACTGGAATCTATCTAATATTGAAACTATATATGGAACGTCAATTGGGTCTTTCATTGCTGTGATAATTGCATTAGGATATGATTGGTCAGAAATAGATGAATATCTTATAAAACGTCCATTACAAAATGTATTTAAATTAAATGTGTATTCAATGTTTGAATGTATACAAAATAAAGGTATTTTTGATAAAAAATCGATTGAAACTTTGTTATCACCTTTATTTGCTGGAAAAGATATTCCTATCGAAGTTAACATGAAAGATTTTTATCAAATTACTGGTATAGAAATACATTCATTTGCTACTGAAGTAAAATCATTCAAATTGATTGATATGTCTTATAAAACCCATCCTGAATGGCGTGTATTAGATGTAGTATATTCATCATGTAGTTTACCTATTATTTTTCTACCACTTTTCTATGAAAATAAAACATATTGTGATGGCGGGTTTTTATCTAATTATCCTTTAAAACAATGTATTGATAATGGTGCTGATCCTAATGAAATAATGGGTATATATAGATTGCAACAATTTGGTATAGAAACGTCTATAACTCAAGATTCTAATATATTAGATTATTTAATAACTATTATGAAGAATACTGTTGAAAAGATTATTATTCATCCAAACAGAGAGATTATTGGTATTGAATGCTGTCTACCTTCTGCTATGTCCATTGAAGTTATTAACAATATTCTTAATAATTCAGACACGAGAAAAAAATTAATCGATTTAGGTAGTAGTTATGTAAAATAATTATGTATTTGTAATTATATATATTTACAAAAAATATATATAATGAATGAATATGAAATAAAAACCCTATACAAAACAATAACAAAAACATCAGAATATAAGCAGGTTGTAGATAAAATAGATAATGTAAAAGGATCATTAACTCCCAAACAGTTTTTAGATTTACAAAATTCATTAGTAAATGCATCGAAACATGAAAATATATTAAAAAATAGTATTATTAGACGTTTAAATAAGAAAATATATGAATTTGAACTGGAAAATAAAGATTCTGGTAATGAAATAAAAAATATAGATACAACTAACAAAATATCACGTTCAAAATCTATGCGCCAAAATAGATTTAAAAATAATAAAACTCAAAGAAATCGTAAATATAATAAAAAATTATCATCAATTATCGAAGAGACAGATAATGAAAAAAATTCTAGAGATGAACGTAAATCATATAAAAAACGACTTAATCGTTCAACATGGTAATAACAAAACTGTCCAATGCTGTACTTGTTATTTTAGAATCGAACTCGATTTTTTGATTTTCCTTTAACATTTTTACTGTTGGATATGAATCTATGTTGTATTCGTTAATAGCACGTGTAATATCACTAGTTTCATTTGTGCAATTTATGTCAACGCATTTTACTAAATATCCATTCACTTGTTTTCCATCATTTTGTGCTTTAAACGTATTCCATTCTGGTAATGCTTTTTTGCAATGTGGACACCAATCTACGTGAAAGAAAAATATTGTTACTTCTTTATTACGACGATTTGCATTTGACACATTAGAGAATTTATTTGTTTCTGTCTTTTTATATATATTATTATAAACATAGTATGTTACGTACAAGAAAATTACTAATACTACAATAGTTATTATATAATAATAATAAGGGGAAATTAATCTACGAAAAACATCAATAATATTTGCCATTCTATATATTAATTTTATATATTATACAAATACAATTCTATTAATTATGAAACGAAAATTTGTAAAAATTATTTTATCTATATTTTATAACTAAAGATATTCAATGTCGCGTAAAACCAAAAAAATATATAAAAGTCCTCTTCCTCCTTATTTAAAAAATAAAACAGTATATTCGGAAGATGATTACAATAGTAATGATGGCATGTTAACCACGGTATGGGGGCCCAGTATGTGGCATTATTTACATACAATGAGTTTTAATTATCCAGTTCATCCTACACCAGAGAACAAAAAACATTATCGTGATTTTATATTGAATTTGGAGAACGTTTTACCTTGTGGAAAATGTAGAAAAAATTTGAAAAAAAATTTCAAAAAACTTCCTTTAGAAGAAAAAGATATGGAATCTAGAGAAACGTTCTCGCGTTATATTTATAACCTTCATGAAGTCATTAATAAAATGTTGAATAAAAAATCTGGATTGACTTATGAAGATGTTCGAGAACGTTATGAACATTTTCGTGCACGCTGTGCCAAACCACTAAAATCTTTGAAAAAATGTTCTCGAAAAAAAAAATCCAGAAAAATGGTTCGTTTTTCAAAAAAAATCAAAATATTAGATGAGAAAGGTTGTACTGAACCTCTTTATGGTGAGAAATCAAAATGTATTCTTAAAATTGTACCACAAAATCAAAAATGTAAGAGCTTTGAAATGGACGAAAAATGCATTAAAAAAAGAGAAAGTGATGTTCTCAATAAATAGTTTTGAATTTAGGTTTTATGTTTATGTTTTTATGTTTTGGATTTTATTTAGTCAATTTTGACAACATTTATAAGAATAGATTTATAAATATATATATATTTATAAAAATATAACAATATATTAGATAATGAATCAAAATACAAGTTCTATCCCTTCAAACTTATATAATGATTTTGTAAACCCTATTATAAATCGTTTTGGATCGAAAGTAAATAAAGAACCACTTGATAATTCTGCAAATATTATCAATCAAAATCAAACTGATAATTTTTCTAATCTTAATGAAATAAATATTGAGAACAATGATAATATTGAAAAAATACCTTTTTTTACTGAAAATCCAAATGTTCTCTTTCAACAAAAATATATTTTCGAATTCTTTCCTATTGAGAGTATGACATATGAACAAAAATTAAATGCTATTGCCAGAACTGTTATTATGTTGACTTTAATTAGTTTTATTTTTACACAAAATATTCGTACTTTGTTGGTCGGTGTTATTACTTTAGGTGCTGTTTTTGTTATGTATTTCTATCATGAAAAAGAACGAAAAAAAGTCGATAGTAAGAAATTGATAGATAACAAAGAGGGTTTTGAAGGTCCAGCTCTAGCATATTATGTTGAAAATAATATTCCTGTTCCTACAGATCTTTTTACTACACCTGATTCATCAAATCCTTTTAGTAACGTTTTAATGACGGATTATGAATACAATCCAAACAAAAAACCTGCTCCACCTGCTTTCAATAAAAATATTAATGAACAAATTTTGACCCAAGCGAAAAAATTAGTAAACGAAGCTAATCCTGATCAACCTGATTTGTCGAATAAACTTTTTAAGGATTTAGGAGAACAATTGGAATTTGAACAATCATTACGACAATTCAATTCAAATCCTGCTACAACTATTCCGAATGATCAAAAGGCATTTGCTGAATTTTGTTATGGTAGCATGATATCATGTAAGGAGGGTAATAAATTCGCTTGTGCTCGTAATTTGAGTCGTCATACACTTTATTAATGGATTTCTTTTAGATTTATATTGGATTTTTATTATTTATTATATTGATAATATATAATAATAAATATATTTAGACAAATGGCAACTTTGAGTCCTTATACATTTAATAATATGGGTAATCTCGGTAATGATATTACTGACCAATCACAAAAAAACGTTTACAATACACGATTTGCTAACTATACTTTATCGAATTTTTTTAGTCAAACAACTTCTGATAGTCATGTCAATTTTGCCATTCAACAACCTACTATGAATTTCAGTGGTATTGCACGTGGTGATGGTTTGAGTGCTAAATCCGTTGTTGTAGATTCTGCTCTTTTAATAAATGCTGAACAAGAGAGACCTTTAGAAAAACTTCAATTATTTGAGAGACCATTTTTGACTGTACCTTATTTAGGTAGAGGTAGTGCTGATCCTACTTTAGAAACACAGCTATTACAAGGAGAAGTAGTAAGTGATAAAAAGAGTGTATCTACTATTATGGAGAAATCGTTTACTCCTTATAGTTTGTATCCAACAGATAGTAAAATGGAGAACTTTGTTAAAGATCCTAAAAATACAGTGCAGGAAGCCGCATTAGATGGTTGGAGACGTGGAGGTATGGCCACAAGAGATATGGCTGGTGATAATGAACTAGTTAAAAATAATAGACCTAGTGAATTATTTTAGGAGGCTTTTGATTTATATAATATTTTGTTTGTATTATATATATTATATTTTTTGAATAATGAGTGAAATAGTTGATAAAAAGAGAATAAGTGATGATTCAGACTCTGATGAAGAAGAGAATGTTCCAACTGTAGAAGAAGAGAAAAAGGAAGATGAATCTGTTGAAACTCTAAATAATTCTGTTGATAATAATGCTGCTAATACTAACGTTGATCTTCCTATAGTCACTAAATTAAACAATTTTAATATTGATAATGATTCATTAAGAGATAAAGAAACATTTAAAGTTATCAGAGGTGAAGATTCTTATATTGTTATTAAAGGAAAAATAACAGATTTTGAAATTATGCAAGGAGGTAAAAAATCCAAAACACATAAACGTAAACGTAAACACCGCCGTGCCAATAGAAAAACACACGGACGTAAAAAGTAATCGCAAATAATATGATATAAATATATTTATATATATATTTATATAATGAGTAGTTTTACAATAGAAAATAATAAAACAAATGAAAATAACATGTATGAGAATAAAATGAATGTTAATATAATAATTGATTATTTACCTAGTCATGTTGATAATAACAGTGATAACTACAAAAAGCTTTTAATTACTAATAACCATTTTATTATTAAAGAAATAAAAAATAATGATGATTCAGTAGATATTGCCTATAGATATCAAGATAATAATAAAATATTTATTAATTATATTTATTTGAATATTAATAAAAATAATTTTGTAATAAATATTGAAAATGAGTTCAACAAAGAACTCGATATGAAAGTTATTAATGTACAAATTAATTTTAATATTACAAATAATAACGTCGTGGAAAGCTCAATTGAATCTATGACTATAAATAAAGATAATGATAATTTATTGACATTTGAAAATATAAAATCTTTTATAAATAATCATCCTGTTGGTGATTGTTATTATTTTGTTGCTGGAGGAAATTGTAAATCATCTAATCAAAATAAATATTATTATGACAATGTAGGTGATGGTAATTGTTTATTCAATGCATTTGCACAAATATTTATTCCAAAAGATCTTGGTACAGATGAATATAACAAAAAAATACCAGAAAAAGCTGCTTACTTACGCAATATTGTTGCGACTGTTTATGAAAAAAGTATGGAAAATGAAAATGTAAGAAAAAAATATAAAATTAATGATTTAATAACGGTTACTAATGATAATAAAACTTATTCAATAGAACAGTATAAAGATTATATAAAAACTCCTGGATCTTGGGCAAGTGATGATGATCTCAAAATATTATCTATATATTTTAATTTAAATTGCAATATTATTTTATATTATAATGATGAAATTTTTCAAAATCTACAATTAAATACTGAACTAAAAAATGGAGATATGTATCCATTTATGAATATCCCAGGGAATTATCCATTTATATTTTGTAACATTGGCAATAGTCATTGGGAATTAAAAAAACACAATTGTACAATTGATTATTCAAAATATAGTGATAATAGTTTACGTTTATTTAGAAAATTTTTACAAAATCAAGAAAAAGTTGATAAGGAAGTAAAAATCGACGAAAATCAAGAAGTTTCAAATATTATAAATGCAATCGAAAATTTTATTACAGGTAAGCAATCAGAAGGCGTTGAGGATGAGAAATATGATCATCATGCTGATAATAATAATGATGTTGATCATGAGGATCATGAGGTGGATGTTGATCATGAGGATCATGAGGTGGATGTTGATCATGAGGATCATGAGGTGGATGTTGATCATACAGAAGCCAATAATATTCAAAATAATATTACCAAAACCACTAAATCAAATTTTTTTATAAAATTTAGTTATATCATAATAAAAAATAATCAAAAATATTTGTTTGCAGAAATTGGAACAGCACCAACAACAACAGTAGTTGCTACCAATACCTATAAAGAAATATATAACAGTGATGGTATTACTATAACTGAATATTGGCAAAACAAAACAATAACTAACGAACTAAATGGATACACAATAACGGATGGTGAAGAATATTTTGTAGTACCATTTGATGATATCAATATTATTCAATAATATTCGTTTAGTTTTTTATTGAAAATATTTAGGAATTTTTGTAACTTTATTTTGTATATTTATTATATAGATTAGTAAAAACAATGAGTACATATAATTTAACCGCCGAAGGTAAAGAAAAAATAGAAGAAGTTACTTTAAATGAAAGCAACCAATTTGTAAAAGACGAAAAAGTTATTGAAGGAGTTTTAGATGAAAATGGAAAAATATATACAACAACAGATAAAGAAACAGATGAAAATGGAAATGAAAATGAAATAAAAACTGTATGGACAGTAGAAGAAAACCAAAAACCAGTAGAACCAGAAGGAGAACCAGAAGGAGAACCAGAACTAAGTGGTGGAAAGAAACGCCGTACTTACAAGAAATCCAAGAAATCAAAAAGATCATCCAGGAAATCTAAGAGATCATCCAAGAAATCCAAGAAAGCAAGAAAACACTAAATAAACTAACCAAAAAATTTATATTTATAAATATAAATATAAATATTGCTCTATACATACAGTATGAATTATACAAACAATACTCAATATCGCGAATGTATACGCAAGTATTTCAATATGAACTCTATCAATTGTTCTCAAAACATTCAATCCGACTGGGATGATGAAACCATCGACGAGATGTCTTACGATGAATCCGCTATATCCAAGGGTCTCGACATAATCTACGACAAAACAAAAGACCACCCACTATTCAAAACTATATATCAAAATGCGGCTGCTAAAATGATTTCAACCAATAACGAAATCGGTCTAGCTGTATGTATTTCCTATGATTATTTCAAATATTTTCATGCATGTATTGAAACATTTGAACGAGATCCATATGCATTTAATGATACAACACAAGAATATCAAACAATGCTTCAAAAATTAACGTAATTATTTTACGCAAACTATTAATAAATTTATAAATATATTTTTTCAAGAAAATATATCTATATACTATACAATGGCTTCCACTAGAAATAAAAATACTCCTGGTGATTATGAATTAGAACAAAATATTAATACTCATATTGATGCTTATAAAACTATGAGATCGTCTACTTATGCTTTTAATAATTATTTTGCTGGAGATGGATTATTAGCCGGTAAAACCCCTCGCGAAGTCATCTGCTCTAATTATTGTGATGTCGAATCCGAACTATTTGGAATTGGCACAACCAATTTAGTAAAACCAAAAGCACCTGTTGTTCCTAGTTTCAATCCAGTAAAGAGTCTTAATGTTATTGACCGTATTCCAGTTATTATTCCTCAACCTCTCGTGGTAGAGAATGGTCAACGTCCAATGTATTTGAATTAGACGAACGTTTTTTCATTGTATATTTTAATAACGATCGGTGTGATTTATTTTTGAATGACATATTTTGACGAGTTTTGTTTGGACGACGACTTTGTAATTCATCTAGAGAAACAATTAACGTTTTGGTTATAGGTTCAATAGTTTGTTGAACTGAATGAGAATGTCCCTCTACAGATTCATTATCCTTTGAACAGTGACTTTCATTATTTTGTTGAGTTAATATTTTATCAATTTGAGACATTAGAGAACCATCATTATATTTATTTTTTTCAGGTAATTCGTCGCACTTTTCTAATGTTATCTTTATATATTCTGACATGGGTTGTAATTTACCATTATTGACAGAAATTGGCATTTTGATATTTGCCATTACTATTTTTGACATTTTATCTTATATTATGAAAAGACTTTATATTTATTTGACTATTACAAGTATATATTTGTAATAGACTATTTTGGTATATTTTACAAAAATTCTTTATTTTTTGTATCATAACAAATAGATATTGAATCATTTATAGTACCTAAGCTTTTAATATTTGGATTAATAGGATCACAGTCTTTTGGTGGTGCTCCAGTTCTTGTTTCTGGTGTTATTAATTTATTTCCAGTCATTGAAGGAGTTTTTAATTCATCTATTTCTTTTTGCATATCATTTATGGTTTTATTTAATCCATCTATTTCTTTTTGCATATCATTTATGGTTTTATTTAATCCATTTATCGTATTTTGTAGTTCACTTATTTGCTTTGAATCAGTTGTTTGATTCTTCTGTTTTTCTAGTTGAACTATTCGTTTTTTTAGAAGATCTATTTGTTGTTGATTTTGATTTATTTCTTTTGGTGGTGCTCCAGTTCTTGTTTCTGGTGTTATTAATTTATTTCCAGTCATTGAAGGAGTTTTTAATTCATCTATTTCTTTTTGCATATCATTTATGGTTTTATTTAATCCATTTATCGTATTTTGTAGTTCACTTATTTGCTTTAAATCAGTTGTTTGATTCTTCTGTTTTTCTAGTTGAACTGTTCGTTTTTTTAGAAGATCTATTTGTTGTTGATTTTGATTTATTTCTTTTTGTGTTTTACTATCTATAATTGGAACTTGTTTTATTTTTTCTATTTCGTTTATTATACGAATAAATTTATCTAATTTTGATTGTATTTGTATTTGTTTTTCTACAGCATTTATTATGTTTATGATTTTTTGTGTTTTATTATATATTGATGGTTGTTGTTCTTTTATATGGGTTTCTATAGTATTAATTATTTTTGCGATTTCTAAAGATTGATCATCAGTAACCGGCTCTATTTCAGGTTGTTGAATTGATTTTTGTATATTTTTTTCAACTGCATTGATAATATCGATTATTTCTTGATCTGGTGATTCTTCTATTTTTGATGGTAATATATTTTTAATATAATTTTCAATAATATTGATTATATTTGATATTTCTTTGGTATTATCTTCGATTATTTCTGGTTGTTTTTCTACAGAATTGATTATTTTTGCAATTTCTGAAGATTCGTTATCAGTAAATGTTTCTTGCTGTAGTTCTTTTTCTGGTTTTTGTATATCTTTTTCAACTGCATTAATAATGTCGATTATTTCTTGTTTTTGATCTGATGATTCTTCTATTTTTGATGGTGATATATTTTTTATATAATTTTCAATAATATTAATTACATTTGATATTTCTTCAGTATTATCTTCGATTACTTCTGGTTGTGGTATTAATTGTTCTCCTTGATATTTTTCTACACTGTTAATTACATTTGATATTTCTTCTTGCTGTATTTGTGATTTTTGTTCTTGTTCTGTTTTCAACTGATCTTCTTGATATTTTTCTACATTGTTAATTACATTTGATATTTCTTCAGTATTATCTTCGATTACTTCTGGTTGTG